CTTGGCTAATGGCTTGCAGGTGGACAGGATGGTGGAAGAGGCGAAGAAGGAGGAGGAGCATGAGGAGGAGACGGGGGAGCGTATGGGCAGGGTGTATGCCATTCCTAGGAACAAGTATTTGCGGTTGGTTGAGTTCAAGGACGGCAGTCATGGAAAATTTCGTACTAAGGTGGGTATGTTTGGCGTGGGAAGCGTAGCGCGGTTACGTCGGCAGGATAAGGGAATGTGGGAAGTTATCGGTCGTTATGACCGCCGTAGTCGGTTGCTGGATGAGGGGTAAGGTGAGAAATTACGAGGCTACGGGGTTTGGTGGTGGCAAGGTAAAGCCTGAAGCTACGATTACTTTGTGGGTCACTAAGGACTTCAAGCGGCGTTTACGCATCATGGCGGCGAACGGTGGTGTAAGCGTGAGTCAATATTTGCGTCAACTGGCGTGGGATCGGATGGAGGGTGAGGGGTGAAGGAGTTGTTTGAGTTAGCTCCCGTTGAGAAGTCTGACCCTCAGTTCACGGTTACGGAGCATTTCGTATTTGAGGCTGCTCACTTTATTCCAGGCGCATCCAAGCCTGAGTTATCGCGATTGCACGGACACACTCACGAGGTATGGGTTACGATTCGGGGTGCGATGCAACGACCTTTTGGTTGGGTGGTGGAGAGTTCCATCTTCCGCAGTTTGGTTGAGGACGAGGTAATGGCGTTGGATCACTGTTGTTTGAACGACGTTATGAATCCGACCACGGGAGAGGCTGTATGCTTGTACTTATGGGATCGGTTGCGTGGCAAGCTGGGTGGCAGGTTGCACGAGATACGGTTGGGTAAGGCTCATGGAATGAGCGTCAGTTACAAGGGGGAGTGTGAATGAGGGCGCGTTTGGTATATTTGGCAGGGCCGATTTACGACTGTGACGACACTTGCGTGGAGTGGCGTAAAGCCGCCGCTGGAATTTTGCGTAGTAAGAAGATCATGAGTTTGAGTCCCATGAACAGAGACTATCGTGGCAGGGAGGGCAATCCTGTCATCCGCAAGAAGATCGTGGAGAAGGACAAGCGTGACATCATGGCGAGCGACACGGTACTGGCGTTATGCGAGCAACCGAGTTTCGGGACTGCGATGGAGGTATTGTTTGCATGGGGGTTACGCAAGCAGGTCGTGGCTGTAACGAGGCACGGCAGTCCTTGGATACGGTATCATGCCGACAAGGTGTTTGACAATTTGGACGAGGCTTTAGGCGCAATGGAGTTTGGGGGATGATGGTGATGCCTTCTCAGAACATGAAGGGTATTGTGCATTACTGGTGTGGTCGTGGTTATCCCGTTGGATGGTTGTTCACACCGGAAGAGGCATTACGAGAGCCGTGTGAGTGGGTGGACTACGCCATAGACAATGGGCGGTTTGCGGTATGGGATGCGGGTAAGGAGTGGCGCGAGGGGTTGTACTTGCGGATGCTGGATCATTACTCACCGCACCCCAAGCAGCCTTTATGGGTGGTAGTGCCTGACGCGGTGGGAGATCGTGACGCGACGTTGCGTGAGTGGGACAAGTGGTATCCGGTCTTATCGGGCAGTTACGACTACAAGTGGGCATTCTGCGTACAGGACGGGATGACCCCGGATGACGTGCCTACGGAAGCGGACATAGTGTTCGTGGGAGGTACTTTTGAGTGGAAGTGGCGTAACTTGCGTCAATGGGTGGAAGCGTTTGACAGGGTGCACGTAGGTCGCGTGAACACGGTTCGTCACTTGCTGACTTGTTGGGACATGGGTTGCGAGAGTACGGATGGCACGGGATGGTTTCGCGCTCCGAGACGCACTGACGAACTGCATAAGTTCCTCCGCATACAGGCTGGGGAAGAGGTTCGTCATAATCAAGGGACTTTGGACTTGGAGTTCGCGGCATGAAGTGGAAGTACGGACACGTAATGGATCACCACCCGATTACCGTGGGAGCAATAGTTCGCGGCAATTATTCTGAGCGTGAATACCGTGTGGAGTATTCCGGTGAGTATGGGGATGGCGGATGGTGGATACAGGGTAGAGACGTTGAATGTTCGTTGAGCACGGGGTGGTTCAATGACTTGGGTAAGCGTGTAGGTGACGAGATAGCGATTAATGACGAGCGGCGTGAGGACGACGTATTGTTGGTGGTCTCCGAGAAGAGTCCGAAGCGTTTTGGGCAGACTTCGTTTTCTTTCATGGATGAGTGAGTTGAAGGACATGCCCATTTGGGAGGTACTGGCATCCCGCGAGGGGAAGACGGTACGCATCGCTATGACCCCTGCTGAGAGCGAGGAAGAGGCATTGAAGACCATCTCAGGCGTGCCTTGGGGTGACGAGGTGAATGCGGAGTCAATTACGGTACGGAAGTTGGATGAGTGAGCACACGATACAGGAGAGTCGCCCCACTGACTACGACCCTTGGAGTGACGGCAAGGGGTTCACGGGGAAAGATTGGAAGAAGCTGGATTTGGCGATCAACCGCTTTTGGGGGAACAAGCAATTGGCATACAAGAACGGCAAGAAGATCCGCACGAACATAGAGCGGAAGAAGCCCGGTAAGACATTATTTGACATGGTATGGACACCGAAAAAGCAGAAGTGAAGCAGCGAGATTTCTTGGCAGATTTGCGTAACAGTTACTCTAGCGTGCTCATAGCTGCTGAGTATTGGCGCAAGCGGAAGTACCGTGTGACTTTGCAACCCAACGAGGAATGCCCACCGGACGGTGATTGGAAGGACTACGTGGATGACTGCGACTTGACTCTCAGTATCCCCATAGAGGTGAAGCAGAGCAGCAAGGCATGGTGTGGGGAGTTTGATTATCCATTTGCCCAAGTTCGGGTGATGGCAAAGCACGCATGGGACTCCAAAGACCCGAAGCCTCATTTGGTGATGATTATGGATGCGGAAGCTCAAGCGGCGGTAATCGTGCCGGGTAGCAGTTTTCCGACATGGATAGAGCGCCACCAGACGGACTCGCGGGATGGTCGTAGTCAATGGGTATATGATTGTAGTAAGCGCAAGTGTGAGTGGGTGACTTTATGAATCTAAAGCGCAGAGGTAGCCAGTATGAGGCTGCATTCGTGACTCAAGCGTTGAAGCGTGGGTTGGACATCCTAGAGCCGTATGGGGACTACATGCCCTACGACGTGATGGTGCAGAATGCTGACGGACGTATACAACGTGTACAGGTGAAGGGTACTAGCAGTCAGATCAAGAACAAGCCCGGATACAAGGTGATAGCGGCGCATGGGAATGCCACGAAAACGCCTATCAACCCTGACGAGGTGGACGTATTGGCGGCATACGTGGAACCGGAGGACACTTGGTACGTGATTCCCGTAGCGAAGCTGACCGGCAACGTCAGCGTATATTTGAATCCAAACACGAAACTAAACGGGAGGTATGAGGTATGGAAAGAGGCATGGAACGTATTCCAAAACGGCGGGACACCGGGGTGAAGAAGAAGCGTACGCTATCCCGTGCGGAGGAACGCAAAGCGGTAAAGATCGGCAGGATTTTGCAGAGTTATGGAACGAGACGAGACGAAACGAAAGAGCGGAGAGACGGATGGAACTGCACATGACTTATGAATGACACACCAATAAATAAACAAGCTGCTATATTTTTAAGCAGAAAACGACATAGCGAAACCATTCAAGATGCACTTGACGGTGCTGCGAATCACTTGATGTCCGGAAAGCTCGCATCGCAAGTCGGAGACGTTTTTACGGGAGCGTTTGGCCCTGAACCGGTCTTGACGTTTAGCGTCTCAATACGGCGCGACGTTAAGACCAACGATCAATATGTTTACAAGTCTACTACCAAGGTTCACCACGAAATTGGTGAGGGGGCGCGTTTATTTGGTCTAAGCGATCCGGAATGAAACCCGATGGAACTGCACATGATCGTATTCTGGGTGACTGTCCTCTGGATGGCATGGACGCTAGTCAAGGGGTTGAGACACTGACTGCCCTGGCATTGGCGCATTTGTGGGATGACCCGGTAAACAACAATTTTGACTGCCCTTGGGAATGGAGGAAGAGCTATGGACGAAGATTATGAGTATGAAAAAGAAAAAGTGGTGGATAAGCGGCGTGCTTCCGGATGGATGTTATGCACCTCATGCGGGGTGGAACTCCACGATGATGACGTCGCAGAAGGAACCGGATGTGATTGCCCAGATGGAGCAGAGTAAGTGCATGGCGAGCTTCCATGCGTATGACGTGGATACCATATTGCGTTACGGTTTATCTGCTGAAGTCTTGGAAGAGGTGGATGACTTCCGCCAATGGTTGCGCAGCATAGTGAAGCACGGTGGGCCGAAGGTGAACGGCAAGTCGGTGTACGACCCTGAGACCGCAATGCGAATTTGGGAGGCTTTCAATGAAAAAGTCAGTGGAGCTAATTAACGGATGGAGCGCCTATCACTGGAAAAAGTTCGGGAGGTGTTTACCGACTACGAGTGCGAGGGACTACACATCCGCTGTCAAACGCCTTGGGCCACCTCCATTGAAGTTAAGCCCGGAGACCTTGATTCGGATACGGGAAGCTGGCTCGTTGGAGATGAAGAAGTCCCGGCGGCAACGCTTGAAGCGGCGCTCATAGTGGCGTGTGAAATGGTGAACCGTGGCTAACATAACATACGCAGATGAAGTAGACCCGTACTTCGGCATACCGTGGCCCGAAGGGCAGTTGAAATATCAAAAGGGAAAGTTGGTATGCGCGCTCAGCGACTACGAGGTGGACGAGCTTACGGAGCGAGATCCGCAACAGGCTGAGACGCTTACCAGACTCCTGCTAGACCAACCCAAGGCAGAGAAGGACGATCCCATAGCATGGGGGTGGACTCTGCCATCGTGGCGGCGGGTGATGGAAACTTGGAAGGATACGAAGATTCACGTGATACTTGGTGGAAATCGCAGTAGCAAAACCATTTTTCAAACCCGCATGTTGATGCACTTGGCGATGCAGATACCCGAAGCTGAACTGCGTAGTATGCACGTCAGTGAGGAAAGAAGCATATCGGATGCCCAGAAGCACACGCATCAAGCACTGCCCATGCGTTACAAGCGTGGAAAGAAAAAGAGCGAGAACCACAGTCTGCTCTACTCTCAGAAGAATGGATATAGCGATAACAAGATGATTCTGCCGCCCCTTGACGAAGACGTGGAGCGGGGAAGCACGATTTTTTTCAATAATTATCGCCAGTTCATGGCGGACTCCCAAATCTTTGAGGGCTGGAATGCTCACTGCATAGCTTGTGATGAAGAAGTCAGTGAGGATATTTTCAACACTTTGCTCGCCAGACTGACTGACTTTCATGGCAGACTGATCCTGACCTTCACTACCTTGCAAGGGTGGACACCGTTGATTAACTCGCTCTTGAAGGGGGCTGAAGTAACCAAGAAGCGGTACAGCAGTTTGATCGGTAGGGAACTCCCCGTGGAGCAAATAAGCGCCAACTGGCAAGATTGCCGCATATATAACTGGTGGAGCGAGGACAGCCCCTTCATTGACTCAGACGAGCTAGTCCGTACCTACTCCAAGCAACCGCTGGAAATCAAGCTTGCCAGATTATACGGAATCCCCAGCAAAAGCTTTCATGGGCGCTTCCCAAAATTTAGCAGGGAAGTAAACGTAATACCGCACGACCAAGTGCCGTTCATAAAAGATCCTACGCTGAGATGCACGAGGTACTTTGTATGCGACCCTGGTGGAAGCAAGCCTTGGGTGGCTATATGGGCGGCGGTATTGGACACGGGGCATATTTACATCTACCGCGAGTTCCCTGAGCAAAGCATGGGAGCATGGGCATTGCCCCACGTCAATGGTGCTGGACGCTCCACGGGAAAGCCGGGGCCGGGGCAAAAGCCGTTAGGCTGGGGATATGCGGACTACAGCACTTACTTCAAAGACCAAGAGCAGGGTGAAGACATCTTTGAGCGTATAGTTGACCCACGGATGGGCGCTGCCACGGTGCGTACCAAAGAAGGTACTAGTAGCATCATCAACAGCATGTCCGACTTGGGGTTTGTGTTCCGTGCCGCGCCGGGTGCGGAGATAGAGAGTGGAATAGCCGCCATTAACAACTTGCTCACTTGGGACGAGACAGAGCCGCTGACCGACAAGAACTGTCCGAAGCTGTACATCAGCGATCAATGCGAGAATACCATCAGTAGCTTCCTTGAGTATACCGGAACGGGTGGCAGCACTGAGCATTGGAAAGACCAAATAGATACAGTGCGCTACCTAGTCACCAGCGGCGCTGAGTACGTCACCCACAACATGTTACAGACTACCGGTGGTGGTGGATATTGATTGACGCTTACTGACTCTGCTTGTAGTTTTTGCAATGCACATGGACGCTTCCGATCCAGAACTCTTGTATGCGTCTAAAGAACCGGATGTGGATTACCTCATCCAAGCATACAAGACCACGCAGAGCGATCTTGGCGAGTGGCTAGACCGCCGCCAACGCGATTGGGATGTGCGTAACTGCCAGTGGGCGGGTAAGTCCAGCGACTTCAAGAAGCACTCTTCGCTAACCTCTACAGGCGAGGTATTCCCGTGGGATAAAGCCTCAGATCAAGAGGTGAGACTTGCTGATGAACTGATCGGTTGCCGGGTGGCAATGTGCATGAACGCCATAAGACGCGCTCACATCGTAGCTACACCCACCGAGAGCAACGACGTAGCGAGAGCGGCGGTCATCAGCAACTTCCTACGATGGTTAATCAATAGCCGCATGGATGAGTTTTACACTCAGTGCGAACTATCCTTGAACCACCTGTTCGGGCAGGGGTTGGCTATCAGCTACGTGTACTGGGACTCCCATGACCTCAAGCAACAGCAAGCCATCAAAATGGATGAGATTGCCGCTGCCATGCCTGACATGGCGCAGATCATTGCTGACGGATCAATGGACGCTCAATTGGTGGAGCTACTCAAGGAGAACTTCAACGTAAGCAAGTCCAAGGGCAAAGCAATGCTTCGCGAATTACGCAAGGATGGAGAGACCACCGTGCCTATAACGCGACAGGTTATAAATCAGCCTCGCATCAAGGCTCTTACCCCTGACGAGGACGTATTCTTTCCATCGTGGACAATTGACCCACAGCAAGCCCCATACTGCTTCCACGTCATGAAGATGACACCGGAACAGTTGAAAGCGAAAGTGGCTAGTGAGAAGTGGGACGAAGACTTTGTGGAGGCGTGCATAAACTCCAATGCTCGTGGAGCGGATGACACCGGAAATGAGTGGCGACTACGCGATGATATGGATACCGCAGACACGGATGACCAAACGATAGACATAATCTACTGCTACCAAAGACTTTTAGATGAAGATGATGTGCCTGGTATCTATTGCAGCGTTATTTGTTCCGCAGTGCCTGAGCTGTTTGCCAAGCACAAATTGCTAGACTACGGGTCAGGCAAGTACCCGTTTGTAATCTCCAAGCTGGAGGAAACTTCCAAGCGGATGTACTCAAGCCGCAGTTACCCTGAGTTGTGCGAAAGTCTTCAACAAGTGCTCAAGGTGGAAACGGACGCACTCATTGACCGTACTTCACTAGCGACTTTGCCACCTCTGGAACATCCGCTGGGCCGGAGTCCACAAGCATGGGGGCCGGGTGTTAAGCTTCCGTATCGCACACCGGGCGAGACCCGCTTTGCCGACACCCCACGGTTTGATCCGGGCAACGTTGAAATCCGTAGATTTATTACTCTCGCGGCAGACCGGTACTTTGGTCGCAACGCCGCCGGGGTTGACCCCATAGAAGCTCAAGCCAAGCAGCAAGCGGTGGTAGACAAGGTGTTCGGACATCTGAAGCAAGTCTTGGATCAAGTGTACGACCTGTACCAGCAGTATGGCCCAGACGAAGAATACTTCCGTGTTACCGGCGTAAACGACATTCAGAAGTTCAACAAGGGCGCGGCGGGTGAGAGATTTGATTTTTGGTTGAGCTTTGACGTAGCAAGCCAAGACCCTCAACAGATGGTGGAGCGCGTAAAGGCAATAGCGGAGCTTGGAGGTATGCTGGACAAGAACGGCACGCTGGACACGGAGAAGCTTCTACAGGTCGCGGTTTCGCAAATCCTCCCCGGCGCAAGCGAGAGTATTATGCTACCGACTGAAACCGCATCCGCGAAGGCAATGGACGAGGAGCGTCAAACAATCGCGGAGATTTATGCCGGAGTACCACCCAACGTTCAAGAGGGTGACGCACACGAAGCGAAACTACAGATTTTCCAACAATGGCTACAACAGCCTGACATCGCCCAAAAGGTACAACAAGATCCCGCCCTTCAAGAGCGCATAGAGGTCTATCTAAAACAGCGCCAAATGGCTGTGATGCAAAAAGCGAACGCTGAAATTGGGCGGCTAGGCACTGCCCCTACTCCATACGGTCAAGCCGCTGCGGGGTAAGAAAGGAATCAAGTGCCAGGTTAATTGGATAAGCTTCAGAAAGAGTGGTACTGGGTGTTTGCCATACTGCTGTTCTTTTTGGAAAGAGAAGTCCTAGTAGACACCTTGTTCCTCATCTTAGGTATAATATACAACGCCACACGCTAATGCCTTTTAAGAAACTAAAGAACGGAAAGTTCAGAACCCCATCCGGCAAACAACTGAGCGCCAAGCAAGTCCGCGCTTACTATGCCCATAAGAAAGCCAAGAAGAAAAAGTAATGCTCAAGAAATTCATATCCAGCCTCACCAAGACTTACCACGAGTTGGACACCAGCGAAGTCATCAAGGCGCTGGCGATCATCCGCGAAGAGCCGCACTTCAAGCAATTCATTGAGTTCCGTGAAGCTCAGAGGGAAGAGGTCATACGCCACTTGGGAGCGGAGACGGAGACCAACCGTCACTTCCTGCTCACGGGCAAGCTGGAAGCCATAGACCAGGAACTAGACATGATTAAAACACTTTCATAGCACCCACACACTGCTATTGCCCTTCTTCTGCGTAGCGGGGGAGGGGCTTTTTTGTGCCATGCTTAATGCAAGTCACTTGCAATAAGATTGCCACATGGGCTACGAGAACGTACAATTTGCAACAACTGAGGCAAAACGCCTCTGAAGTATTTATGGAAACACAAATGCAAGAGGAAGTCTCCGAAACCTCTCAAAGTTCGGTGGAAGTTGAAACTAGTCCGGAGGGTAACCTGACGATGGCTGAATTTGCTGATTCTTTACTGAAGAAGCGAACGACACCGGAAGAAGAACCCGAAGGCGCAGAAGGAGAAGAGGAAGCCGCTGAAGAAACTGCGGAAGAGTCCGATCCCGAAGCAACGGAAGTCATGGAGGATGATGCGGAGGAATCCGCTGAACCGCCCCCAGACACTTCTGATGTTCTTTCTAATAAATTCAAAGTAGACCTTGATTCACTTACGGAAGAAGAATCAACGGCACTCGCCAAGCAGTTGAATGCTAGTGCGGTGAAAAGGTTCGGCAAGCTGACGGCTCAAAAGAAAGCCCTGGCTGCTGAAAACCAAGCACTCCAAGAGCAAGCACAACAAGCCCAGCAAGCGCCGCAACCTGCATCGCCACCAGCCTTTCTAAGCGAGAACGCTTTGTCCGGGGCAAGTAACGATCAGCAACTTCTTCAAGAGGTGGAAAATCTGAACTCACTCATTGAGTGGGCGGAGGAGGGGATGGAGAATGAGGCGCAGTACGATGACGATGGTAATGAATACGTCGTCAAAGATGCTGACAAAACTTACTCCAAAGCCGACCTCAAGAGAATCCGCAACAACGCTCGCAAGATCATTCGCAAGGATGCTCCCGCGAGACAAGCGTGGATCAAGGAACGCGCAACCGCAGACCAGCAAGCAATAGACACCTTCTCATTTTTGGGAGATCCCGAAAGCGAAGATTACGGTCTCTTCATGCAGGTCAAAGGAAGCGCGCTTTACAAGCCTTTGGTAGATCATTTGCCAAACTCTAACTTCGCGTTGGGGCTGATGGTAAAAGGTCTGCGCTCCGTACAAGCTGAACAAGCTGCGGCGGGAAAGCCGAAAAAGACGAAGAAGCCGACTGCGCCAGCCGCCACTACGGAAGCTGCACCGGCACGAGCGTCAGGGCCAAAGGGAACTGTGAAAGCACGGAAGTCACTGGCGGCGGCTCAAGCGAAATTCCACGAGTCAGGCAACATGGCGGACTACCAGAACTATCTGCGAATTAAAAACAAAGTCGCAGCTTAATTTTAAAAATCAAATAGCTCAAGGAGGGCAACAATTATGGCTAAAGCAGCCACTTACAATACCAGCGGGAATAGGGAGGATCTCAGTGACGCAATTTCACTGCTAGAGCCTGAGGCAACTCCATTAACCAGCCTCGCAAAAAAGGAAACGGCAACCGGAACTTTCGTAGAATTTCAGGCAGACCGCCTTGGGAGTCCGGACATATCCGGCATAAACGAAGGGGAAGACGTCACAAGCTTTGAGGACAAAGCGGCGAATCGCGCGAAACTAGGAAACTACGTGCAAGTCTTCAGACGCAGCTACATGGTCTCTAATATCCAGCAACTCGTTTCAACCGCTGGCGTGCCAAATGAAACGGCGCGGAGCATCAGTCATTGTGTGCGTGAAATCAAGAGAGATTTTGAGACCGCCATTTGCTCAACCCAAGATCGCCAGCAAGACCAAGGAGCGGGTTCACCGTACTTGACTCGCGGCATGATGAAGTGGTTGGGGAATGCATCTCAACCTGCCGACGTTCCTGTTGATTATCAGTGCGTAGCCACTTCCGCCGTCACACCAATTACGGAAACGCTTTTCAACG